CTATAATTTTTATATCTTTGTCTTTGATTTAATGGGTCAAATCCACCATATTTATTATTATCTACTGTTGGTATCTTAGCTTTTAATGGTCTACTCATACACATATACCTAGTTTCATCAGCAACATGGTCTTCCATATCTGTATCTACATCTTCTGGTTTAGTTTCTGAATACAATAATAAAGGAATCGTTCTGATAAAGGCCTTACATGTATTAAATATATACATCATAGGATAACCATTTTCATCAAATTGGAATCTATAATGTATCTGTTGCCATCCTGGAATTCTTGCATTATCGCCTGGAGTAAAATATATCTGATACTTTAAAGCAATATCATTAATACTTTCACCTTTACTACCTTCCCATATAGCAGGATCAGCAATACCATGTATATTTTTATCTTTTAACCATCTATGTGTTTTTTCAATTTCTTTTATTTTTGCAAATTGTTCATTTGCAGTAAGTTTTATACCTGTATTAGGTTCTTTAGTACATCCATAGTATTCTAATATTCTATAGAACACACCATCTTGATCTACTGCCCACCATGCACAACTAAAAGGTTTTGAATAACCAAAGTCATAACTTCTATATATTTTCCAATATTTTGGAATCTCAAAAGGTTCTATTACATGTGTCCATTGTCTATCAAGATAATGTTTTGGATCATCAACAAAGTCTTCAAAGAATTGTCCTTCAAATATATTCCAATCACCATATAACCAGGCCTTCCTTAAGTTTTCAGGAAGTGCTTCCAATTGTTGTTTATATTCAGGCTGCATTTCCATTAAGGCTGTATTATCATCAACCAATGCCTGAATAAATTCATAATCATCTGGGTTTTCACCCTCATTATAGTTTCTATCAATAAATATTCTTTTAATGTAACCATGTCCCTGTCCACCTGGGTTACAGGTATAATAAATTCTTTTAGGAAAGTTATTAGTACCACGACAAGAAGCTGTAATAACTTTCATCTGATGTTCTGAAAGCTGTGTTGCTTCATCAATAAAAATAATATCGTATTCCACACCCTGAAAGTTATCTGTATCCTTGTCCTTGCTGCAGTATTGTAAAGTAATAGTACTTCCATTGTAAAAAGTAAATTTCTTTTTACTTTGGTTATACTTTGCAATACCTAATAACATCTGTCTTAATTGTGTTACATGGTTTTCTTCAAGTTCTTTATATGTTTTTCTAACTATACATATTCTTATTCCAGGATATTGAATTGCTAATAGTGATGCTTTTACTCTTACTGCCCACGATTTACCACCACCTCTAGCACCACCATAACCTATATGTTTCTTACGTGCTAGAAATAATCTTTTCTGTTTTCTATTAGGACGAGGTATATTTAATGTTATCATTCAAAATATTCCTCACTTCCATCAATAAAATTAATCTGGACTTTATCATCATCACTATTAAATTGTTCATCCATCTGTAACCTTTGAGTAAGTACTGCATTACATGTTGATATAGCACGACAAGCTAACTCAATTCTTTTTGTATCAGCTACTCTAGTTTCAACTTGAAAAGGTGCGCCACCTTCTAATCTTTCCTTAGGACTAGTATACTGCAAGAAAAATTGATTCTCCTCATTTGTTATATCAACCAGTAATTTACTCATTTGATCCATAGACTTATCTAGTCTTTTTTTAATTTCAAGGTAATCAACTATTTCTTGTTTCTTACCTTCTTCAATCATTTCTTTAGCAATCTCTTTATTATATGCTTTTCTTTTTTCATCCCACTTATTTTTCTTTCTAACCTTATAAAGTTGATTTGCAGTTATACCATATTCAGCTGCAAAATCTTTCATTTTTATATCTTTTGCTGTAATATAAGCTGCTTCCATCTTGTCATAATCAACTTTTATTCGAGGTTTACTTTTAGAAGACTTAGCTTTAGTACTTTTTTTTGCGTTTTTCTTCATAACTTCTCCAATTCCCACTTAACTTAACAATATCACTTTTAATTTTAAAATTTCTACCCACTATTTACTTTAATTTCGTGTGTAAAAAAACGTTACTAAATGTTACTAAACGTTATTCAACGTAAATCAATGTAAAAATAAAAAAAAGAATCCTATAAGGATTCCTTTTTATTCATATAAAATATCATCAGTTTTATTGAATATTATCAATTCAAGACCTCCACATCTGATGTAGTATCGAACCATTCTATTTTATTGGTTTCTAAATTTACACATTTAACATCATTTATTTCTTTGTTACCTAATCCTAATATTTTATATCTTTCGCCATCGCAGTAAAAAATATCGTTAATCTTTAAAAATCCAACTTCTGTTGGTCTAAATTTATTATCCATTTAATCACTCTCCTATCTATCCTTGAACAATTTCCCACACTCATCACATTTGTATATTGAATATCCATCTTGTTTATACAATTCTTTTTTTCCCATCATTTGATTTCCACTCATACAATGTGGGCATTTCACCCATACTTCTCCGTGAAAGCAAGCACCAGCTAATGCATTCGGGATTTTCAAGCTATAATTATATTTATTCATTTAATCACTCCTTATCATAAGGGCATTTTGTATAATCATTAACGTGCATATATAATGCCTTAAATGAATTACAATACCCACATTTCATATAATGCTTATCCCTAAACTCAAAATAATTAGGGCATTTACTGCATTTTTGTTCTAATTCTTTAAGCCTTTTATTTTCCTGTTTGTTCATTTGTCTTTCTTACCATTTTAGCTATTCTATCTTTATCCCAACATTGAGGATCAGATAATCTAGGACATAATGTATCTCTTAATTTCTGCTGCTTACCTAATTTACATGTTTTACATTGTCTATTGTTTTGGTAACATATCTGCTGCAGCTCCATTAAATATTCTATTGCACCTCTCATTAATCGCCTTCTCCATTCCATATATAATCTTCTTCTTCATCATCTACATTACAAGTAATATGTTTTACTAACCGACCTGTTTCATCATTTAAAAAATTTATATGTGCTATAGGAAAATTTTCATCACTATTAATAAAAAGACTTACATCCATTTGTGTTCCTTTAATCATTTTTCTAATAGCTGACATATAACCAATTATTAATTCCAAATCACTTGTATCATTCTCCTTATGGTTTGGACAATTATTGCAATCTTCAATTGGATAACAGCAATCTGCATCTTTTAAAAATTTACATTTATCTGGTTGTTCTAGTGTCTTGTCATATTTATCAAGCCAATCCATCTGCCAACATCTAAACAGAAAATTATCAAGCACCTTCATTTCATCTGATGATGTTTCAATGTTAGTTGAATTGATTAAATCTTCTTTTGCTTTTGCTATTATCTCAAATCTATTATCACCACATATTTCCATTTAATCACTCTCCTTGTATAACTATTCATTATTTTCTCCTTTCTTAATATCATTAACTACTCTTTTTAATATGTTTAGTGCTGATTCTAATCCTTTTTGATAACCTCTATCTTCCCTATTATCCATAGCAGTTCTTGCAATAGGTTGGTCTAAATAACTACTTATCTCACCTAAATGGTATTCTAATTCTGAGATATACTGACTTACTATTTTCTCATAAGTCTTATCATCTTCAATAGTTAAGTCTTTAGTTGGTCTGTTGTACCATAGATATAATTTCCTAGTACACTTTTCGCATAAATCTATTTGCTTATCATCTCTTATATATCTCTTTTCCAATATTCTGGCTTTTGCCCTTGATACTGCAAATGGCTTTATTGTTTCGCCACATCTATCACATATTAGCTTTTGCATTTATTCTTCTACCTTCTTTCTGTTTTTCTTTGATAATTCAACGATTGCATTTTTACAAAAACAACATACATCTATTTTGTCCCAATAATAGCAACGAAAAAACATTCCACATTCAAATTCTACTGTGCTTTTTCTTTCTTTTGCTTTAATTATGTATTTTATGGTATCTTCATCCATTTTTGCACCACAAATATCGCATATTACAGTTTTCATTCTTCTATTTTCTCCTCATATCTTTAAAATTCATATTCATATATTTTTCAACAATAGGTTTATTCTGCCAGTCTTTTACTGCTGCAAAGTGTGTGATTTTTGGATTATTACAAGGGATAGTATAATTACATCCATTGTATGTACTAGGTAAATCATAAATATAACCCTGACACACTTCATTAAAACAATCTTGTTCCATAAAATCATATTTACGTTCATTAAGTCTTTTAATAACTTTATCAACTATCTTATCTTCTCTTAACTTTTTAAGGTTATATAAACAAACACCAATGTTAGTATAAAAATCCATCTTTTCATACTTACCACCTTTACAACAGTCTGGTTCTGCTGCAGCTGCAAAATAATAATCTGTAATATCAATATTCCATAATTCATCAATATTTTCATTTACAATAATGTCGCAGTCTAAAACAAGCATTTTATCATACTGTTTAAATAACTTAGCTACAGTTGCTCTCATTAATGCCATATATGTAAATCTTGAAGTCATATTAGGACTATCTTCTTTAAAATACTTTTTATATTCTTCAGATACATTCATACATACAATGTAGTCTGGAAGTGGTTCATCAATATAATCCTGAATAGAATCATCCTCTATCAACAAATACACCTTATCTACACTACTATGTTTTACT